CAGCGAAGATACTACTGATTTATACCTAACCGAAAGAAATGCATTAATTGAGGTTTTGAAAAACACTAAAAACAATTTCGAGATTATGTGTAGAAACCATAAAGATATGTTAGATCTTTATCATAATAATGGTATGAAGTTTCGAGAAATATGTTCTAATGTTGCGGAAAAGAAATTTGCAATTTATAACAAGAAGACTGGAAAATATGACGTAAAACCATCCACATCTTTCGAGAGCGAACCAAGTTTCTTTTTCGATGGCACGTCATTTATAAAGAAAGAAGCTTTATCCAAGTCTAAGGTCGAAAAATTTTTAGTCAGTGAACAAACTGAAAAGTTCATAGAAGGAATGATTTACAACAGTCTGAAAGGCAGAGATGATCATATTCTGGATAAAGCAGTACCACCAGTTTATATGAAAGATGGAGTGCCTGGTTGTGGAAAAACTACTAAAATGATTGAATTGTTTGATTTGCATGAAACTGTTTATTTAACAACTACAAAGGCGAGTAAAAGTGATGTATTGAATAGAATTTCCAAAACGTGTGCAGAATCTGAAATCAGACTCGTTAATCGCAATGTTCGTACCATAGCTAGTGCTGTAATTAACGGTATTGCTATGGATAGAATTTTGCTTGTTGATGAAAGTAATATGGTGCATATGGGAATGATTTTGTTGTTGGGAGTGTTATATAATGCAAAGGCGATCGTATGTTTGGGAGACTGCAATCAATTACCACATATCGAACGTAACAGTTTCAATAAGACTTTATTTGATATACTATCATCAGTTGCTATAGATTTAGGACATTTTAATATATCACATAGATGTCCAGTTGATGTGGCAGTTATGTGGAGAGCTGAATACATGCGAGAGGGAAAAATTGGTTTTGTAACAACTAACGCTAGTCATCAGAGTATGAGTTTGGGGACGTTTAATTCTCATGACAATGTGGTTAAAACTATTGAAAATCTAATCAAGCAATCGAAGAATTCGTTTATTATTACAACTAATACGCAGCCTGAGAAAGCTAGATTGATTCATTTAATGCCACATCACCATGCGAACATAATGACAGTGCATGAATCAGAAGGAAAATCGGTTAGTGATGTGTATTTTATCAGGCTGAATGATAAAACGAAGGAACCAATATATCAAAAACTTACATATCTATTGATCGCAACAACTCGTCATACAAATAAGTTCAGATACTTCAGACCATCATCATTGAAAGGAGATATATATGAGGAACGAATTAGGAATAATCTGAAGTACATTGAAAAGAACGGATTCAGTGATTACATTGCTCAAGGAAGTGAATCATTCAAATTACCTGCTGAAGTAAATGCATTGTTTATTTCTGGTTTGGTAGGGGGTGGTTATGAGTTAGATGAGATTCCCTTAGGTGGAATGGATATCGTGCAGGGACTATTTTATGGAGAAGAAAGGTATTTAGATTACTATCACGTCTTTACTCAGAAGGAATTTGAAACTATGCTAAGTCATAGTTACAATGATTCTTTAACTGATACTGAGATAAACCTTTACATGCACGATACCTCACAGGAGAAATGTAACATTCCTAATATTCAAGCTATGTTGAAGAATAATGGATATATTGATGAACCAGTAGCTCTTATGCGTATCGAAAAATTAGATGAACCCATCGTTATAGAACCAACACCAGTTTTCCGATCATTAAGCGTATCTGACCCAATCAATATTATACAAATAGCATACAACATAATGAAGCCAGACGGTTCTGATTACGATACACGCGAAGCACCGAAAGTGATACAGCAATGTGATTTGGGAGTTACAGTAGACGCGATAGGGTACAACTTAGAAAAATGGCATATCAAAGAAAAGACCTACGACTATATGACACCACATATTAAAACAGATATGCCAGCAGTTAGACCTGAATCTCCAAAAGAAGTACTACTTGCTTTATTGAAAAGAAATATGAATGTGCCTAATGTGAGCGTGAATAACGATGAAAAATACATTGCTAGTGTGTTAATTGAAAGCTTGGTGTCTAGATTTGTAGCCAATGATAAGAAACAACTATTATGCGAATATCAAGAACATACCATCAAACCTTGTTTGGAATTAGCAAAAGATTGGGTTACTACACAACCGGCAACTCTTGATAAATGTGTGGATGAAGAGTTTTTGTTAAGTGATTTTCCTGCATATAAGTACAGTATGATGATAAAGCAGAAACCAAAACCTAATTTGGAAATGGGTGCTCATAATGATTATAGTGCGTTACAAACAATTGCTTATCACAATAAATCAATGAATGCAATTGCATGTCCGGTATTCCGAGAAGCCACCAATAGACTAATTGCTGTGTTAACTAAAGACTGTGTTGTATTTAATGGATTGTCATTGGAAGATTTTGAAGCGCG